TCGTAGGCATACTGCGCCAGGCTCATCTCGCCGACGCCGCCCTTCACGATGCGCGAGCCGATCTCGTCATAGGCCGGCAGCAAGATCCCGGTGCCCGAGACCTTCACGTCCGGATTGTAGGGGTTGAACAGCGCGAGCTGGTGCTCATCGAGCGCGGCCGTCGGAAAGCGCAACCCCTCCTCGGTCTTGGCCGCGTAGCCCGCGACGGTCGTGTCGGACCGGCTCGCGTCGAGGAACGAGTCGCTGCGATAGGCCACGAACGCCGCAGGAAGGTCGTTCTTCTCCTTCAACTCGGCGACATCCTGGGCGAGCGCATAGACCAGGTTCTGGTTCGAGAGGCCTCCGAGCTGCGACTGGATGCGGGCGAGCTCGGTGCCGAGCGTGTCGATCTTCGGCGAGACCTCTTCGCGCCAGTCCTCGAGCGATGAAACCCGGACGGCGACGTCGCCGAGATTGTCGAGCAGCGCCGCGTCGTTGCGCGTGATCGCCTCAATGCCCGAGGCCCCCATGCGCACATAGGCGAGGATGACGGCCGTGCTCTCGATCACCGGATTGACGGGCGAGACGGCCTCGATGCCGGCGACGGCCTCCAGCCGCGCATGCCGGAACGTCTCGGTATTGACCTGGCGCGGCTCCTTCACGCCGGTCTCGGCGTCGATCTCGTAGTCGCGCGTCTCCAGATTGGTCTCGATCTCTTCCGGCCAGGCGACGATCGCGACGATGCGCTTCTGCAGGCCGGGCTTGAGGCTGTTGAGGTCGAGCGTCACGCCGCCGGGATCGTCGGAATAGTAGCGCTTGCCGTCGAACCAGAGCCGGCCGGCGCCGACGTTGACCTGCGTCGCCGAGCTGCCCGTGACCGCGAAGCCAGTGAAGCGGCGGCCGCGCTGGATGGCGTCATAGGCGATGTCGTCGTCGGACTTCTTGATGTTGACGACCATGCCGTCGAGGTCGTCGTCGGTGACCTCATAGGAATCGCGGAAGATGGGGCTGAGTTTCACGAGACGCTCCTAGAGGTCGGTGATGAGGTCGCCGAGGCGGTGGCTGCCGTCGAGCGGGATACCGTCGCCGGCGGTGACGGGGCGGTGCAGAGAGGTGCGGACCAGAACGCGATCGCGGCCGAGCTTGGCGGCGCGGGCCGCGGCGAAGACATCCTGAAGCTTGCTGTCGTCGAAGCCCCGCGCCGCCATCGGCAACGACCGCCCAATGACGAAGCCGCCCCGATGCTTGCGGCTGGCATCGACCGTGAGCCGCAGCGTGAAAGCGGCCTGGCGCAGCTTGCTGCGGCCGAGTATCCAGCCGCCCGGCTTCGTCGGCCGGAAAACCGCGCCCTTGGCCGGATCGTAGATCCTGATGCTGGAGTAGACGTGCTCGCCCGCCCGCGAGGCCCGCAGGATCATCGGTAACGTCGAGCCCGGCGCGAAGCCGCCGGGCAGCGTGTGAGCCGCGGCGATGCGCTCGGGCTCGATCGAGATCGGCTGGCCGGGCAGCAGCAGGTCGGCGCGCGACGCAGCGTCGCCATAGCGATAGCTGCGACTCGCGGCCGTCGAAGCGCGCGGGACGCAGGCTTTGCCGAGGATGGCGGGCAGCGTAAGACGCAGCGCCGTCGTCGGCAGCATCACCTGAAAGAGCCCGCGAACGAATTCGCCGGCGCCGACATCGACACGGATCGGAACCGGCCTCTCGACGCCATCGATGACGATAGTGGCGCGCTGGCCGCCATAAGCCGGGGCGATGCTGCTGCGCAGGATCGAGCGGCCGCCGAACCAGGGCTCGCCGACGACGAGCAGGGCGCGCGGTGTCGTGTGGCGGTTCCGGCGCGGATAGACCCGCAGCTCCGGGAATTGCTCGCGCCAGGCGCGGCGCTCGGCGTCGGTCCAGGGCTGGCGCGGGAACAGGCCCTGCGGCGGCGCCAGGAATTCGACCAGGCGCGCGTCCATGATCTCCAGCATCGCGGCGAAGGTCGTCTCGACGCCGCGCCGGCGCGACAGGGAGATCCAGCGATCGATGACCCAGCGCTTCTTGCTCTCGGTCCAGCCGTCCTTCCAGACATCGACGGACCGGCCGGCGGCCAGATACGGCAGGAGCCGGGCCGGGATGCGCCAGGCGTCGTCGAGCGTGTCGAGCAGCGCGACCGGCGGATCCCACCACTCGGCAACGGCTTCGCTGATCGAGCGCCAGAAGCGCCGGGCATTGTCCGGGAGCTGCGACGACTCAGCCATGGCCGGGCACCGTGACTGTGAGGATCGGCGCTTCGAATTCGACGACGCCGTCCGGACCCGGGTCGATCGCGGCCGAAGGAGCGGACACCGTCACCGCCGCAACGCTGTCGGTCACCAGCACGGCGTTGAGCTTCGAGAGCAGCACCGTCCTGCCGATCCGCCGGCGATCTGCGGCATAGGCATCGTGACGCTTGATCACCTCGGCCTTCACGAGATTCGGCGATGGCCCCGGAGGGATAGACAGATCGGCGATGACACGCGTCGAGATCCGCGTCGCCGCGCGGACACTGACAGTGTCGCTGCCGAGCTTGACATCGCGGCGCAGCAGGAAGGTGCGAGCGAGATCGACCTGCTCGGCCTCGTTCTCGCCGCCGAGCAAGGCGACCAGGATCTGGCCGGGGGACACCAGGCCGGAGGCATGGTTGAGGGCGCGCGCATCGACCAGGTGAGGAGCGGCTGTCAGAGCCCAGAACTCATAGCCGCCGAGGGTGCCCGGCGTGCGAGCATCCGGCGCGAGCAAGATGCGCCGCTTGAACCGGTCGTCGGTCTCCCAATCATCGGGATGGCTGGCGAACGGGCGCGGATCCTCGACCAGGGCCAGCCGGGCCAAACCGAGATCGGCGTAATGGGTGGCGGCGAGATGATCGAGCGCGGCCCCATGCGACGTCACGATGACCAGGCGCTTGCCGGCGTCTTCGATCTGCTGGAGCGTCAGCATCTTGCGAAAGCTGAACTCCTGCGTCAGCGAGATCACCGGGTCGGTTTCCAGCGCCTCGACGTTGAAGGGCACGCCATTGGCTTCGAAGCGCGCCTTGACACCGGCGAGCAGCGCGATCTGCTCGGCCTCAAAGTCGATTTCGACCAGCCGGAACGCGGGCAGCCTGGTCGGGTCGAGGGCCTCGGCGATCCTGCTCATGCGACCTCCATCATGCGGAAGCCGTTATCGTTGGCAGCCAACACGGCGCTGCGCGCCTCGCTGATCGAATAGTCGCCGAGGTGCCCACGCGGATAGAAGATGCCGCTGATCTCGAAGGCGAAGATGCCGTCCGCCCCGAACCGCGACAGCTGGATCGTGCGCAGCCGAAAGCCGGGCTCATAGGCGCGCAGCGCCGCGGCGACGGCGGCATAGACCTGCATGATCAGGAGCGGCGTCGCGTTGCGGTCCTGCAGCTCCGGCACGAGCGAGCCGAAGGCCCGACGCATGACGCGCGACCCGATCCGGGTCGTCAGGATGACCGAGATCGACTGGACGCAATGCGCCCAGCCGCTCAACGGCTTCCCCGTCATGGCGTCGAAGCCGTGGCGCATCAGGCTTCAACGGTCTTTGAAGCGCCCTTGCCGGGCGAGAGCGGCGCGGCGACGATCGGCTCGTCGGCCTTCTCGATCCCCTGCTCATATTTAGCCTCGGCGTCGGTCAGGTACAGGATATGGCCGACCTTGGGCGCGCGATTGCCGTCGCCGTCCTGGACGGACGGGACGCGCTGGCCGGCGACGAAGTAACCGGCGAGCTCGGTGGTGCGGTAGGCCTTCTTCTCGGTCATCGGATCGTCCTTCATCACGTCACTTGAACCCAGGCGCGGCCGGTCGTCGGATGGCCGCAATTCGCGGCGTGCCCTTCGCGGCACACCGGAATTCCGTTGATGGTCAGCCAGTCGCAGCCCTGCGCCATGACGGGCGCGGTATCGTGCGGCGGGCCGAGCGGGTGCGGCTCGACCGGATCGCCGAGAACCACGACGAGCTTGCCGTCGACGCGGACGAAGCCCTGGCCGCCGGCGAGCTGCGTGCCGCCGGCCGAGTCCTCGATCTCTACGGCGATGCCGCCCATCAGCCCTGCTCCAGGGCGATCGCGCCGGCCTTGAGCGTGATCTTGCCGCCACCGACCGTCACCGACGCGCCACCGACCGAGAGCTTGATCTCGCCGTCCTTGATCGCGACCGTGGCGTCGCCGATGGCGATGACCTTGCCGTCGCTCTCGGCGGCGCCGGGCGACGGGTGATCGTCGACCGGGCCGCCCGGCAGGATCCGCGAATGCTTGCCGAGCTCGCCTCCGGGAGAGAAGACCAGCACGGGCTGGCCCTTGCCGATCTTGGTGAAATCGGAGACGCCGGCGCCGCCCTTGCCGGCATGCGAGGCCTGATTGAGGAAGGGCGAGGAAAAGGGCTTGCCGCCATCCGCCCCGGCATCGTCGAAGCGGACCTTCGTCTTCGCGCCCTGATTGTTCTCGGCCGTGCCGACCATGATCATCGAGGAGACGCGGCGCTCCAGCGCCGCCAGCCTTTTGCGCAGATCGCGTTCGCCGCTCATGGCTCGCTCCCTTCCGGCGGCGTCCAGCCGATCGGCGGCGGCTCGGCCGGGCCATCGCCAAGCGCGACGGCCTGCAGATTCCATTGATCGTCCAGCACGCGCCGCACGAGAGGCCGCGGCACCTGGTACTGGCGCAGCGTCCAGGCGACCTCCATCAGGGCGATGCACAGGCCCTGTTTGGTGGTCTGCTCGGAGGCCACGACGAGCTGGTCGCCGAAGGTCGCGGCGGAGAGCTTGGTCAGGCCGACATAGGGATCGGCCATCAGCGCGGCCGTGGCGCCGTCGATCAGGCCGAGCGCGGCGATGTCGGCCGAGGCGACGGCCGGGTTGCTGCGGCCCTCGCGGCCGGCGACGACGACGACCGCGACGGAGAGATCGAGATCGCAGCCACCATCCGCCAGCAGCACCGGCTTGGCGCGCAGCAGGCAGACGCGGGCATAGGGCGACCGCTCCGAATCCTTGAGCAGATCGGCAAAGTCGTAGCGATCGAGCTCGGCGCGGACATCGCTGAACAGCCGGGCATCGTTCGGGCGCTTCGCGGCCGAGAGCACGCCGGCGACGGCGGTGAGGAGTTGAGCGGTGCGGCTCATCCGAACAGCCTCCGCAGATACAGCACGGCGGCCTGGACGAGCTCGGCCCTGTCGTCGGCGGAGAGGCCGATATAGGGCCGCGCCGGCATCGTGACCTTCTTCGCGAAAATCTGCCGATTGCCGATGCTGAAGGCGAGCCGCGATGCCGATTTCGGCACGATCGTCCCGCCGAACTGGTGGATCGCGGCATAGATCAGGCCGGAGCCGATGACGGCCTGGCTGCCCGCGACCGCATAGTCGATCGAGCGGGCGAGCGCGCCGCTGCGATGCAGGATCGGCGTGCGGCCCTCGCTGTTCGGAGCCCAGGCCGCCCCGTCCGGGGACGGGCCGCCGGCGATCAGGCGCTCGCGCACCGATTCCCGGATGAGCCGGGCGAGCGCTTCGAGGAGCTGCTCGCCCTGGAAAGGGTTGAGCCGGCCGAGCAGGGCCTCGATCGAGCCGAGCCCGGAGACATCGATGGAGACCTGCAGCGTGCTCACAGCATGTCTCCGCCGGCGGGCCAGCGGCGCTGGTCGGCAGAGAAGGCGGCGCCGGAGGTCGAGCCCTCCGAGACCGTGCCCTCGGCCGCCGGCTGCAGCAGATAGCTGTCGAGCTCGACGAGGTCGACCTTGCCGGCCGCCAACTCGCGCAGGAACTCCAGGCGCAGCTTCGCCCGCTTCTCGATCTGCTCGGAGATCCGGTCGCCGGCGGGCGCGAGCTGCCAGCAGGCGATATCGATCGCGCATTGCATCAGCATGGCCGAGGCGCCGGCCGGCAGCGGCAGGCGATAGCGCTTGCGCAGATAGGGCTCCATCTGGCGCGCCGCCGCGTCGAGGGCGCGGCCGACCGCGACGTCGAGATCGACGTCATGGGCGACCAGCGTGGCGAGATGGTTCGCGCCGTAGATCGCCTCGATGTCTGCGCGCGTCGCGTAGGTCATGATCGTCCCGTTCTGCGGAGGCGCCCGGCATTGCACCGGGCCGGGGCCTTTCCCCTGTCAGCCGCCTGCGCGGGCAGCTCGCCTACTCGCAACCCCGCCCGAACGCCGGAACTCCCGCCGGGATCGGATTTGCCCTGGTTGCTTTCGCTCCGGCATTGAGACGGGCGGCGGGCTATGCCCCTACGGTCGTGCCGTTCCGATCAGGTGCTGGGGGCCTCGCGAGCCGTACCAGACCGCCCTCGGGATCTCGTCAGGTCTTGGGGCCGGCCTTCGCGTAGGCATCGGCCGCGGCGCGGATCTCGTCGTCGCTCGGCTCGAAGCCGAGCTCGGCGGCGATGCGGCGCCGCGCATCCGCGCGCAGCTGGCCGCCATTGGTGAAATCGCCCACGGCCAGACCCGGCACGATCGCCAGAACCGCCGCCAGGCGCTCTTCCTCGGAAGGCGCGGGAACATCGCCGATCGGGTCGGGCTCGATCGCACGAGCCGCGATCAGCGCAGCGGCTGACGCGTCGAGCCTGGCCTCGCCGCCGGGGGCGACGGTCTTGCCGGTATCGTCCAGCACGTTCCATTTCGCGCGGTAGAGCTTCATGGCGGTCTCCTGTCCTCACCGCTGCCCCGGCCGGTGCGGACGGGGCAGAACGTCAAGACAGCCCGGCAGCCGGGACGCGATCAGCTCAGGCTGATCAGGAAGCCGGCGCGGCGGGCGACGATCAGCTCGCGCACGCTCTCGCCGGAGCGGACGATCTGGCCGCCATGCAGGCCCATATCGACCGTCTTGGTGCCGGCGACGCGGGTGCCGTGAACCGCGGTCAAGCCGAAGGTCAGGCCGCCGGTCTCGGTCGTGGCGCTCCGGTCAATGAACTGACCGCTGATGGTGTTGCCCCATGTCCGCTGCATCGTCGGAGCGAGCCCGGGACGGGCGACGTTGACGCGGCCGGACCCGACCAGGATGCGGCCGACCTCGAAGGCCTCGGCGACCTCCTGCCGGGTCAGCCGTCCGCTCGCCGTGGTCGTGCCCTTCACGGCCTGGACCGCCTTCGGGTGCTTCCGGAAGGCGCGCCAGGCCGCGTGGCCGAAGACGAGCTGGTTCGGCTTCATCCAGCAGGCGTCGAGCATCGCGTCGATGCTCTCGAACGGATCGGCGGCGGCATCGAAGAAGGCGGCTGCGGTGGCGCCCAGCTTCTGGTCGGCGTGATAGGCCGACGCGTCGGTCACGGTCGCGGCGACGCGGATCTCGCGATCGAGCAGCACGATATTGGTGGCGAGCTCGGTCGCGCGGTTGCGCGGGTTGTAGCCGGCGCGCTCGGCCTCGGCGATCGTGGGGTTGTCGAGCGGGATGTCGATGCCGAAGTCGACGACGCCGGAATCCTTCTGCTCGCCCTGGAGCTCGACCTGGTTGGGCGCCGAGCGGTTGCCGACGCGGGTGTCCGGCACCGAGAACATCTCGGCCTCGGGATACTCGGTCCATTTGAAGCTGCGCCCGCCGACCGGCACGCGCGGCAGGACCTCGTCGGCGATCATGACGACGTCGGGATTGCGGTAGGCGATCGCGATCGCGGTCAGCGACGCGTCGGTCTGGAACTGCTGGTTGTCGAGCTTCGCCATGGGGGCCTCTGGTCAGTGCGCCGCGATCGGCGGATCAGGAGTTGGCGGCGTTGGAGAGCGCGCCGGGCTGGATGTGGACCGGCACGAGCTCGCCCAACGCCGTGGACACGCCGAAGGCGGTACCGATGATCTGCTGGGTGACGGTCGCGGCCGGAGCGGCAGCGATGACGCGGCCCTCGGCGTCGACGGTCAGCCTGGCGCCCTGCGCGAAGGCGGCGCCGGCCTCGACGGTCTGGACGTCGCCGAAATAGACGTCGACGCGCTCGCCGGCGGCGACGGCGCCGATGACGCCGGTGACGCCGATCAGCGTCTTGGCGGTCGGCGAGGCGGCGGTCTCGACCTGCCCCTCGGTCGCGGCGAAGGCGACGACGCGGCGGGGCTTGATCGCGCCGGCGGCGGTGAAATTCTTGACCGGGCCGAATTCGTTGCGGTTCACGCCGCGCCTCCCTGGATATGCGCGACC